AGGGCTTTCGTTATTCCCAATGAGACCACGTCCCCCTTTTGATTAAAAAAGCACGAAAAAATACTTGACAAGCGAACAGGTGTGTGGTATTATAATTATAGAAACAAGGAAACCATATAAAATAAGGAGAAAGCTAAAATAACCTCACCAAATTGGTGAGATTATTTTAGCTTTCATATTCAGTTTATCTTGGAATACCGTAAACACCCAAAGTATAGATAGCGTCAAGCGTTGGGTGCGTACTACTAAACGCATGGTCAATAACATTAGTACTAACCGTGATGTGTGTATCATCAACTATATCTAGTTTGATTGTTATTGTTGACACAGTGTTTGTCGCCCCATCTTTTAAAACCTGTTGACAACCGACATATTTTTTCTTGTCATTTCTATAAGCAAATAACGGTGAAACACCTGCATTTGTTTCAATGTACAAAAATCTGTAATTAGTCAAGCTATCGTTAAGGGTCACAGGCTGATTCTTAACGCTACCTCTCCACAGTGTCACATCTTTATTCACGTTATCAGCTTTAGCGCTGGCATTATTAGCAGTCAAAAGTGCGCTATTCGCTGTCTGCTGTGCGTTGTCTGCTTTTCCATCTGCCGAGGTGGCTGTGTTTTGCGCTGTTTTTACACTCTCTTTCAAACCTGTAACATCTGTCTGTAACGTTGTAATAGCGGTTGTGTGTGACTTCACAGTTTTTTCAACTTCACCAACTCTAGCAATTGCGCTTCCTGCATTCTGTGAAGCGGTGGTTGCCTTATCATCTGCACTGTGAATACCTGCATCGATTTTAGACATATCAGAATTGTAATCCCCTAAATATGTCGGCTTGTCAGTACCGATATACTGGCTTAAATCATAATAATTTGTTTTGTTTGTTGAACTCATAGTTTAAATCCTCCTTTAATTTATAATTTTAACGCCGTTTTTGCGTTACTGTCAAATATGTAAGCGCTTAAAGCTTTAGACTGGAATGCTGTTACCGTCAATAATAAAGCGTCAAACTCACTAGCAGTAATTGGGTCGTTGAAATGCAACTCCGCAAGTTTGTAAATTACATCTTGGTAAAAAACATAGTCACCTGTAAATGGGTCATGCATATATAAGTTGCTATCTACTCTGAATCTTTTTGCGCCGTACAAGTCAAACTCTGTACAGTTAATTGATAACCCGTCAAATTCTTTACAACTTAAATTCAAGGAATCAAACTCGTTACAGGTCAAAGCATAATAACGTAGGTTATCATACATATCAGCTAATGCTTGGTTCAGACTCGTTCGATATCCTCTTACAGGGTTTAATACCTCCATGTTGTTTGGTACATAATCATTGATATAATCATAGAGTTTTTTAACTTCTGTGTCGATATGCGCTCTTGTCTCAGCGTTTAAATCATATATCAGAATGTTTAACGTACTGATTTTATCAAGTAAATTTGTCTGCACTTTATTGATTTTTTCGTCAAGCTCATTATCCCTAGTGTCCATATCATGACGGATATTTGTTTCAACTTCCGTGATATGGTTGTAGATATCACGGTTAAGTCCGTCAATATACGTTTTCAACTCTGAAACTTTTTCGTCAGTGTACTGTTTGTACGCGTCAGTAAATCCGTTGATTGCGTCAATACATTCATTGACTTTATAGCCTATATAACATAGGCACTCATAGTAACTCTGTTTGTTGCTATAGACACTAGGTATATCACAACAAAGTAAAGGAACTACAGGCTTTAATTCTTCTGGCATACATTTCACCTCCTTATCACCAAACTTTTAGAAACAAATCTCGGCAAGCTTCTACAAGTTCTCGATTGATATTCTGTATTTGCTCTCGGTATTCTTCGATTGCTTCACTTGTTGATTTTCCTCTTAATCCTATCTCTTTCGTGTCTCTGTCTCTTGTACTGTCCTTGTTGTCATTACCTGTGTTATCATTTTTTGCAGTTGTTGTAGTGTTATTGAGATTTTCTCCACGGCTCATAGCATTTGCATAGTCTTGCGTGGCTACGGTGACTTGTGGATTGTCGCTATCAATGTTTTGGTAGTTTTGGCTGTTCTTTACTTCGCTTTGTCCTGCATTCGTTGATTTAGTCGTTGTTTTTTCGTTTCCTTTTTCTGCTTCTGTGATGGTTACATTTATATTTGTAAAAGGGTTATCATCTTGAATTGCATCATACAATTTAGTATAATACGGTATTAATTCATGCATTTTTGCCATGAAAGCAGTTTTCCACATTCCTAGAGTTTCAAATCCTATATAATTATTCCAATACCTAAGTAAAAAGTATGTCTTAAAAGTATATAAATCTTTTCTGTCCTCAGAATAAAACGGGAAATCAAAGTTGAAAAATTTGTCTTGTGTTTTATCTATAGTTCTTTGTACAGATAAATCCATGCTCCATAGTTCTTGTCTAGGTATAAAGCTTTCACAAATATCTTTAACTGTGGTAGTGTATTTACTCAATCTCGTCACCCTCTTTTCCTTTTTGCATATACTTGTCGGGTACATAACCATTTAGCATAGTGGGCAATTCACTATTGAAGTCTACTGTTACATTAAGACCCCATAATTCATTGATAGCATTTGCACATCTTCTTCTTAATGTAAGACCAACATTTCTGTTTGCTTCAACCTGTCCGTTATTTCCAGCCGTTTCACCTGTTACAAGGCGTTCCCCTTTTTCCACTGGATTACTTTCATATCCTAAAGACGTTAACACTTGTGACCATAAGTCTCTTAATTCCTGTTCGCATTTGTCCACTATGTAAGGCGCGCCCATATCTAAAGCTTTAATATCTTTCAAATTTAACGAATCTGAAACTTTTAATACAGGTAAGTAGTTATCGTACATTTCTCCCAGTATTTCAAAACTCATTTTTTCATTGTCTGATGCGGAAAGGGCAACAGGCGTACGTTGTGCATACATATTAATACCCTTTGTTTTCCAAGTGTTCGCCATTGCATCTGCATACATTAAAGCTTTATAGTAATATGGCATAGTTGAGTAGTTATTCCATAATATACAGCTGTTTTCTTTCCCATATTCTTCAATGTATCCGTTTGCTGTATAAGCGATTCTATCTTGAGGAATATTGTAGATATCGGGTAATCCCGACAACGAAACTTTCATAAAAGCATAACCAGCAATATTATCTTTTATGAATACGCCAAGTCCATGCCAAAAGAGCGTTTGTTCTATGTACATCGGTAATATTTCTTTGGGTAGATTATACCATTGATACCTGTTTACAAATATATCAAATATATCATAAAAAAAGATAGATTTAATTGTTTCAAAATCATCTTTTTTATTCTTATTGATATTTCTGTCAAAAACTCTTAATGGGTTTCGCATTTATACGCACCTCCTTTAGTCATTTGATAAACCATAATTCCCTATGTCGTCAGTATGCCACAAAGTCACACCGTTGTCAAATATATTTCTCAATTTTTTCAATTGGTCTAAATCAATTGTACCCGTAAACCCACAATGTGAAGTTTTTACATAGTTCCAGTAATTTCGAGAACGCAAATACGGTGTTGTGATTTTGTTTATCGGATAACCGAATTGCTCAAAAAAACTATCTGCCATTTCCGCAAATTGTCTTTTGCATGACATTTCATAAAAATCAACGCCACACTCTTTGATACCTGTCAGCACGTTTTCTGACAACGCTTTACCATGTGTAACACCAGCGTTTCTCGCCCTGTCTGTCTGATTTGCAAGCATTCCTAATGCGTCCCAAAAAGCGTTCGTTGTTTTACCTAGTCCGTTAAGACCTCCTTGTAAGCTTCCTCCTGCTAATCCTGCTATCGCTGTTCCTGTTCCTATGGTAGCGTCGACAGCTGTGTGAACTTGAGATAAGGCTATAGAGCTTTTGTTCTGTGCTAGCCATGCCCGATAAGTGTCAGAGGAAAAAGAACACATCGGGAAAGATGAGTTAATAAGTGCTTCATTCATCAACCCATGTTCTAAAGCTTCTCTTGTTTTATAATTTTTTGGTGCTGTTAGAACCTGTGGCAATGTGGCAATCGTCCCATAGCTGTCGAACTCAATAGAGTTATCACGGTTATAACTATACTCATATCTATAAATATGTGTATTTCCTTGGTTATTATCAGCTAGACAGAATAACCACGGATAAGAATACAACTTTTTGTTTTTCGGTTTATAACCCTCAAAAGCATTGTCAGAAATTTGCATACTTGTAATTTTAGGCTTTATTTCTTTCCCTCCTAAAGCAAGTGTGCATAATTTAGGGGACATAAACAGACCGATAACTGCATCTTGTGCGCCTTGGTTGTTGTAATCTTCCAATAATGTGTTTATTCCTTTCAGACCATCTTCTGTGGTCACATCATAATGTCCAATACTGCCCCAGCAATATACACCATTTTCCACACGTCCCTCGAACCAACTTTGCTCCGTTGTCCCTCTTGTGACAAAAGCACAACAATCTGTCGGTGTTAAGTCTAATTTTTTATGTCTTGACACAATTGTTTCACCAGTTTCGATATTGACTGGCGTTAAATTTGCTCCGATAGCGTCTGCACTCCTAGGTATATGATGATACTCGACAAAGCAAGGCTTGATATTTGCACTATAGAAATTATTTTGAAAAACATCTAAAGAAAAGTTGATTCTAGTTGTTTTTTCTGATAGCCATTCGATGGAGTCAATAAAGCAAAAAACCCATTCATTTGAAAGACCTGTGTTTTGAAATGCTAAATAATTTAACTCTAAACATTCCATTTCGGTATAAGGAATTTTTACATCCAAATTTCCTACACGAATAGGCGCTAAATGCGATAAATCAACCCCATTAAAGTTGACTCTCCATTTTTCAAGGTGTTCTAGTAAGTCTGCTTTTGAGTTGTATAGTCTGACATGCTCGTATTCGTCAGACCATGGTACACCACTGTACAATCTTAATTTTGTTTCGGGGTTGCGTGGTGCAACCCCTCCTTGAACTGGTAAATTTATCATTCAATTATGACCTCCCTATCGTGGGTAGTTATTAATTCTTTATCATTTATTAGCTTAATAGCTACTTTAGTTTTAATAGTTTGTTTCTTATCACAAGGTTTAAATAATACAGCGTTTAAACGGTTATCTAAATAGTAATATGATGTATCTCTATCCCAATGTAAATTTGAGCCGTCATTGTTGTATATATCGGTAAAGTACAAATCTTTAATTAAATCGTTTGGGATAAACAAATTTGTGTTATTGGCTAAACCAAGCTTATTCTTATTATATTTATTTAATTTTAGTTTAAAAGATGTAACATAATCATAATAATCTATAGATTTAATATTATTAATTACACCTGTTTCGTAAAATTTACAGCCTTTGTGATAGTCTCGTCTGGTCTGTAGATTGCTTTTAACACAATAGTTCCTGTCTCGTCCGCTCCCGTATGAAGCAAATGTGTTCCTGGGATAACATATGTCTTTGCAGACGTTGCTCCGCTCTCAACTTCAAGAGTCACTAAATTCTGATGATACTTGCCAGTTCCACCTGCCACAGTAACCTCTACTTCCTGTGTCTGACCAGCTGTATATGTTCCACCTGTAACACTCAGTGTCGGCTTTTCAACTACTGCATCTGTCGTAAATACACGAATTGGATAAAATGGACTAGCGCTTACCATTTCCACCTGTGTATAGAAATAATTCCAACTTAATACATTTGCCAAACGCTGGTCGCTCATTTCCTTGAACTGGTCACGTACATTAAAGAATCGTACGTCACAGAGAACGCCCTGAATCGCGCTGTTTGCAAACTTGTCTACAATCACGGTCTGAACTGCCACGTCTGCTTTGTCCATATGGAACGCATACGCTAAAGCATCAACACTAATCTGTGCGTTAACTTCCGGTGTTGTAATCCAAATCAAGTTCGTTGGCATAGCGTGTGACGTTGCTCCTGCCGGGTTGTTTTCCGGTAATGGGAAGCCAAACTCTCCGACAGCTCGCTTTACCTCAATCAATAACTTTTTCGCTGATGCTTCATCTACAATCGCGTCAACAGTCACTGCCGGAAGTACCTCTTTTTCATACCCCACATTAATTAAATCACGCATAGCGAGATACTCGTCCCAGTTCGCGCCTGTGATAGCGCTTTCCATTTTAGCCATAATCATATCACGGATGCCATACTCACTCGTAAAAGCTTTTCTCAAATTGTCATATGTGACCGTAACTGGGTACTGAATCTCAAGATTGACATTATGAAACACGCTCATGATGTAAGACTGATATTGCTGAAAAGCGAATTTAAAGTCTGCCTGTGAATCATAGACACGACCTTTACACATATTTACGTAAGTTTCTTCATGCGTCTCACCGTAACGCATTGGCTCTTTCTTGAATCTTGCTAACGGATTTCTCCACGCGATACTGTCCACCGTCTGCATACCGATGCGGTTAATTAATGATGGTACAATTTCATTTCTTACCGGCGCATAATTTAAAATGTTATCATAGACAGCCTGTAAATTGTCTGATACTTCTGTTGGTAAATGGTTCTGCACCTCAAAAGACAATTCCTCTCGCACGGCACTTAATATATTTGCGTTTGTTGCTTTTGCCATTATTTAGACCTCCTTACTCTGTTTTCCCGTCAAAGTCTAAATCTTCAACGGTGATTTTTTCTTCTTTTTCATCTTTCTTTTCTTCGCTGCCCGTGTTAGTGGCTGACTCTTTCATGCGTTCCTTAAAACGCTTTTTATACTCGGATTCGAGTTTCATGTACTTATCTTTCCATTCGCTGTCGGCTTCACCGCTTCTATCTTCGGCGAATGCCTGTAGAACTTCAATCGCATCTCCATGTTCTTCCACGTCAGCGACCGCGTCAATTAATTCGTTTAAAGCTTCATTAAAATCCATATAAATATCCTCCTTTTTACTTATTACCCTTTTACAGTTTTAATTATATCACCAAGGCAAGAAAAAGTAAAGAGGCATTTTTTTCTTTTTTCCGTGTGGGTGTACTGGATATGGTGATAATGCCTGCAAATACGCATACCATTTTAATGCATTCTTTTTTCTGTCATCTTCTTTTTCAACCCCTGCACGTTCAAAATTTTTTAGAAATACTGACGCGAGATAATCGGGTTCTTTTGTGGACTTCCGAAACTCTTCCCATGATATCGGATATTTCGCTGTCTCAATCCACTGTCCGCTACGTACTGTTTCTTCATCAAGCCAAACACATTGGTAGTAGCCGTCTGTAATATCATACCCGTGAGCGTTCGCCCAGTCTGTATATACTGTGGCTGGTGTCCACTGGACAAGACCATAACCACCATTATAATTTCCCTCTTTTAACGATTGCCATAATTCAGGGTTGATATTGGATTCTATTTCCATATTGCCTAACATACCTGCAACGGCATTTAGAGTGAAATCTTTGAAAAACATCGTGCTATAGAACACATAAGCATTGTTCTTCATTTCATCTTCTGTAAGATAGCGGTTTCCATGAATCCATTCAAGGGGCATTCCTGCACTATCACCATAACGATATATCTTTGACCACGCGGACGGTTTGGAAACATATGTATTAATGCTGACCTGTTCGGGCAATGGATAACGCCCACTGTGCGCTCCCATGGTAATACCGCCATTTCCTGCACCTGCCCCCTGATATACCATCTCTGTGTGACCGCTACGCCATACAATGTCCCCTGCCTGCCAAGCCTCATTGATACTAATCTCTTTAAATCCTGCCTGTAATAGATATCCCTCCTCTGTTCTTGTGGTGAACCATGGATTCACTGAAAAGAACCCACCTTCTGTAAGTGCTTTTGAAATAAAAGAGCTACAGTCATAATAAGTAATACCGTTCACGGTCTGTCCTCTTCGGTATTGCTGAGAATATCCAATGTTGGGGGCATTGCACGCATTGACCGCCCACTGATAGGCTACATTAATATTTGGCATTTGCTATCCTCCTTAAAATGTTTCACGTGAAACATTTTGTTCCACGTGAATAAAATTAAACCATATGCAACATATCTTTTGCGTAAACGAATTCACGCCCACAAGCGCGTGCCAGTCCACCTCCAAATGTTCCAGGGCACTCTACCCCGTTCGGGTCTTTTCCTTGCAATAAACATAAGATTTCAAGTGCTGTCACAAGAAACTGTGTTTCTCCTCGCTTTACATAATGTCTACCTGCTTTTGCTCTTGTCTTTTTACCGACAATCCCGTCCTCCGCGATAGTGTCCCCGTAATCTGCATTCATTGCCCTTTGTACTACACGGACTGCCATTCTTTTTGTGTCTCTCCCCACGATTCCATCAACTGCAATTTGATGCTGTGTAAAATTAATCGCGTGCTGTTGCCCTAAAGCAATTAATTCATTTCTTGGTCTTACGGAGCTAGTAGGGTGCTGTGGTGTAGGTGGAGCAGAATTTGAAGCTCCATAGTCTTTGTAAACATGGTTCACGTCACATCTTCCGTTGATGCCATCAACAGACCCATTACTGGAATACTGCCAAATGTCAACATTGTCTACGCCCAACACATTCGAGTATCTAGCTATCCACAAATCATACCCCCATGTCTCGCCTATGTAATTCTCGAACCATGATTTACTAGCGTAAATTCCTGCTTTATATCCATGCATTAACATTGCATCACAAAAACGCTTTGCGTTGTGCTTTGCAACACCCTGTGTTCCTTTTTCTTCACTGTCAAAAAATACAGGTAGATTAGGCGTGTGACCTTGTAACAATCTAAGACAGTGATTAATTTCACCCTCTATTCTAGCCGTGGTCTTTGCATAGGAATAAAAATATACTCCGTATGGAATGCCCAACCGTTCGCACTCACTGACATTTCTCGCCCACTGTTTATCGTCTTGTGATGTCATATCCTGTCCATATCCGCATCGAATAATTACATAATCGACAGCGTTTTTTAATCGTTCAAAATCAATGACCCCGTTATGATACGAGATATCTACAGCCTTTTTACTCATGTTTCATGTCCTCCTTACTATCAAAAATATCACAGATACGTTGTAACGCTAATGTGTTATTGTTCAGTGCGTTCGTAATATCTGTCATTTCTTCCTTGTGTTCTTCCGTCATTCTTTCAATTTTTTGGTCATTTTTGTCCTCTCTGTACTTTACATACCACATGGACGCACATGCAACCACGGTCGGAAGCCCTAAACTATTAATTAATGTGATAACTTCATTTGCCATGATATCACCTCCTTTTTTCTATCATAACACAAATAGATTTGTTTGTAAATAAAAAATGTTTCACGTGAAACATTGTCCACGTGAAACATATTGTACTTTACAAAATAATCGAATCAAAGGGAACGCAAAGCCAAAAAATTGATATCAGACTACTTGTCTATGTGCGTGTATATCAATTACAATGTTCGCATTATTTTGGGTACAATATTATAATAACACAGATTATTTAAAATGTCAATGTTTCACGTGAAACATTAAAAAGATATGACATCAAATATCATGTTCTTACACTCCAAATTTTCAAATAATAGTAAGCCTCTGTTAAAATATTCCCGTAACATCGTAACGATATAATGGGTCGAGTTGACACGAATAGCTGTATTGTCTATCACATCAGTTTTTGTGAAACAAATCCGTGTCGGAAAACTATCATCTGCCCCTGTTGATACATATAGACATACATCATATTTTCTGACATTATACAGATTATCATTGTACTTAATTGTACAAATATAACGTGACTGCCCTGATGGTTTCCCAATCAGACATTCATTGTCATTTAGATATTTATTTTCGCTCGCGTATTCGTTATAGTCAGCCCCTCGAAAAGCTCGCGCAATAGCACTTTCCTTATACGCTGTTGATGCGCTTTCATTATATGTTCGCTCAAATACCCAACCATCACCCCGTAAAAATTTGGTATCTCTCTTTAACATTTTATTGATTCCAAATACGCTATAATAAGGATTTAGCAATGATACCGTATTGGATGCCATATATAGCATTACTCTCCTGTGCTGTTTACCATGCCCCGAACTGATAGTTGTAAGCAACGATAACAGTTTATTTACTTCATTAGGTAAATATATATTATCTTCATCTTGGTATTCGTCAAAAAATACAGAACGAATGTTGACGAACAACCCACGCATTTTTTTATATTTTCTAGCAACAGACAAAGCTAAACAATAACCGCATGGCTCTTCATTAATAAATAACTGCACCAACGCACCACGCATCAAGCTTTTTTCTGTCATGACATAACCGTCAAATTTTTCCGCGATATCCCCAAAATAGGTGTCCGCGCAATTTTTCATGTCAACAACATTTCTGTATAAATAGATGAACTGGTTTTCCGGTCTGTATTTATCTTTTAAAAAATCAGAAACTTGTCGACATTTGATAGAATAGCTTTTTCCTGCTGTTCTGTTGCCATCTACAATAAAAATGTCGGGTGTGTTCCCGTATTTATCTTTCATGGTTAGCAATCTCTCGCAATGATAATAACCATCATTCATCATTTTAGCACCTCCATTCATGTTTCACGTGAAACATTTATTTTATAAAAGAGGTGGCATATAGCCACCCCTTTAGAAGAAGAGAATTAAAACGGTATTCTCACGGCATCATATTATAAATTTGATACGTCTAAGGTGCAATTAATATAATCGCGTCCTGCTTTTGTCTTTCCGCTAATTTTAACAATGGAAAATTTTTCCCCCTCCATCACGTTTTCAATGTCTTTCAAAGACTGTTTAAAAGTTGCAGACTGCCCTGAATATACTTTTTTGTCAGGTGTGATAATACTCACAATTTCCTGCATATCTCCATTATCCTTAATATCATCAAAGATAAGATATCCGTCAACTGGGATAGACTCTCCATCAGCGATATTTTTTAAAGGTTCAATATCAGGCGCTGTGGTCATAAGATACTTCTCGACCTTTGTAAACTCTCTACTCATTTCTATGATTTCTACCATATTTCTTTACCTCCTGTTTTCCTGTTAATCTTCCTTTTTCATTTCCTGCAACTCTGCTTCGGTAACAATTTTTTCACTCTTGACATCTGAATTAAGCAAGAACTGCTCGTCTGTCATTGTGCGTCTTTCCAGTTTAAACTTAATGTCTAATATGGAAACTATGTCTCCTTTGTACTGCTTTTCAATCAAGATTTCCGCTTTATCCCTTGTCTTACAGTTTGGTAATTTCTCATCAAAGCAATCTTTCTTGATTTCTCCTGTCTCTTTGTCCTTGTAGATTCTTTCTACAGAAACCTCCGCTGTGACTAATGTCCTTGTAAACATCTTGTTTTCCTCCTTTTTTCTGTTTCTTTGAGTGTGAATTGCAATGTAATATGTTTTATTTATTACATTATTATAATAACACATTCATAAAATAATTGCAAGTATTATATTGTAACTTTTTTATCTTTTTGCTGATGTATCTTAAATGTTTTATTCCTAAGCACAATACCTCCTTTTACTCGCTCTGACTTTAAATTACAGTTATACAATTCCAAATCTGTAGTTAATTCTTTTATGTCACGGTTTTCTGCAATGAACTGTTCTTTCGCTGATTTGCTCATGCCACACGCTTTAATATCTAAATATGGTGTGTCAACTGACTCTCTGTTCTCGGCTACAATATGTTCTGCATATGTTTTTTGTCGCTCATAATATGCAAAGTCAAATGTTGCTTCGCAACCCCAACAACAAAAATTTGTGGGATGCTCAATAACCATTTCCGCATCTTCCAAACCAATCAAATGGATACTATCAGTATCAGCGTAGCAAAATCTTTCTTTATTTGCTAATGCGTGCCTTATCGTAAAATTCATAGCGTATGATGTAATGGCAGAACCTATCGGGATATATCCAACTCCTTTTTCATGCTCCTCGTGCAAGATAAATCTAACAACACCGTTTTCATCAAGATATGGCTCTTTATAAGATGAGTTATCAGACATTGCAAATTTTCCATAAAGGTTATTCAAAAACAGTTTTGCCAACTGACGAGAAAAGCCTTTACTGTTCTTTTTCATTTCTGCATACTTATCAATATAAGCATCAAAAAATCCATCACGGGCATAAAACCATACATAATCATGTATCTCTAAATCATAAATTTCATAAGTATCATTAAATAATTCCCAGTCTGTGCAAGTCATGGTCAATGTTACTTTTGTGTCGCACATATTACCGTCGGCGTCTCTATAATATCTATAATATTGCCCTTTGTATCTAACATCAGATGTATATAAATTTTCGTTCGACTTGTACAATGCACTATGTCTAATATGCACCCACGGAAAAGCGTGCTCTTTTACTCTAAATCTACAAGTAAAGCGGATAAAATAATACTTATTATCTGCTTTTACTAAATCTATAGGTGGCGCTCCTTTGTGATATTCTCCATGTCCAAATGGGTATTTATTGCCACTCATGCTATGCATCATAGACGGATAAAGAGAATTTACATCATATACAAGACCCTCTCCAACTACAATATGTGCAAATTTTGGGTTCAGATAGCACCACCCACCGTGATACGATTTATGAACATAATCCCAAATGTTCCATACACCCGCCACATCTTCGTCTAAATAATCCTCTCTTAAATCAGGGAACAATCTTTTATAATCCTTTAAATCATAATCTGCTTTAAATTCTGATAAACAACAAGAGCCGATTGTTAGCTTTTGATGTCCCGCATCAAACATCATTTCAAGAGCTTCTTTTAATACTAGTACATCATTTTCAATATACTTTTTCTCTTCTTCCGTGATGTTACAATATGCATATCGCATACCCGTATAAACCATTTCTAACTTTTTATGCTTTGTCTTAAAAGATTTAGCTATGTTATTGAGTGATGATGGCATTAATTTCAACGAGTTTCGTATTTCGATAAAGTTCTTGTTCCATTTTAATTTTATCCAGTACCACGAACCCAAATCTGAAATACAAGTCTGAAAAGTCTTACTTCTCATTTCCTTATCTTTACAATGTACCCATTTCCAGTTCTCTTTTAATAAAAAATCAACAATAAAAGAACCGTCAAAAGATAAATTATGAAAATATAATATATTGTTGCCTCCCATGGTTAAAAACCGATTTAAAAAGTCTCTAATCGAATGAGTAATTGTAACTGTTTCACTGTTATCATAAAGAGCAACGTCAGCGGCAGACCATACCTCTGTACAGTCTTGCTTTTTTCTTAATTGGTTTTCTAATTCCTCTCCCCACACGGTCGTCTCGAAATCGCAAGCCCAATATGTAACATTTTTCTTTTTCATGATTATTCTCTTTCTATAATATTATCTTGCATATTTATAAATTGTTGGAAATCCTCACTATTTTCAAAAAATTTCATTTTTTTAAGAATATTTGAAAAAACTGCATCAATCGTTGCTTTATCCATGTATGGCTCAGTTGGGAATACTTCGGGTGTATTTTTATATGTGTAGCCAAACAATGCTCGTTCTGTGTCAGTAGCAGTAGCCAGTAGTGCGTCTGTTTTCATTCTTAAATAATGCGCTGTAAATGGTACAAAACTATCTAAACTATCATACCACATATCAATATATAGGTCATAATCGGGTACTGGTGCAAAGTCACGTATTAGAACACCCGTGGATTTTAATTCTTTTAACCCTTTTAAAGTGGTAATATTATTTTGTCGAGCATAATCCTGTTCAAAAGGTACTAACGATGCAAAAACTCTGTTCAAAGCTAATACATTTTTTCTTTCCTTTTCTGATTTAATAATAAGCTCGCCTGTTAATAAATTAACAACGGGTGCGTTTTCTTTAATCACTTTCGCTTTCTGTTTTTTAAGCTTTTCAATACTTGTCTTTTTCGGTGCTTTTACTTTCTGTATCACCTTGACTTGCACGCCTTGCTCGACCTGTCTTTGTACACGTCTTAAATAATTCTTATACTCTTTATTGTATAATTTTTGTAATTCAGATACTTTCCTTTTTCTACTCATAATCAATCACCTTTTTCAATAATAAACCATTAGGGACACGTGTATACTCGATATAATCTCCAGCGTGTATATCTAAGTCTCGAATTGCTTCTTTTGGTATCATAACTCGTGCGGTATATCCGCCTGTTCCGCCTTTTGTAAACATTACTTTGTATCGCAATAATTTATTTGTTAATTTTGCCATGATTTTTCTCCTTATAAAATATTAAATATTTTCCATGTAAACGACGACAAATGCTCAGCTATGAATGATACAGAAGATAAGAAAAGATATAGTAAAAATGTTGCCATAATAATGACTGATAATATACCTAAGAAAGAGGATATCTTTTCTAGTTTAGTGTATGGTTCTTTTTCTTCTTCTGTAGGTGTATGCCTTTTTATCCAGTCTATTTCCGATTCATGTAATGTTTCACGTGAAACATTATTGGCGTCTGGTTTGTTAAGACTAACTGTCTCTATATAGTCTTTAATTCCATCTGACGGATTGGCGTAGCTACGTCCATCAAAACCAACATAAATGTTTTTATTAGTATACAAATTTTCTACCCAATACGGAGGGTCTACAAATAAGGCTATGTAATTGTTCAGTGAATTTTCAGTGTGAAAGTCATGAATTTCTACGCCAAAATCAGTGATATTGTGCAATCTGTATTGAATCATTTATTTTTCCTCCTTTGAATAATATCTTTTTTCCCAACAATTACACAATTCACGCAATTTATTTTCTTCATTATCTCTCTCGTCCTCTGTGAAGTCTGATAGCTCTAAAAAGGCAGATAGTCTGCCAATTTGCATAGCCACTGCCACTAAAGATTTATCGTATAAACCTAGCTTTATATCTTGTTTACATAATTCATACGCTATTTTATATTTCTCATTCATCATCATTTTTTATTCCTCCTTTTTAACATAAATCATCTATACTATTATTAACAAACTCTAATTTCTCACATACAAATTTCTTACAATATATTCTACCATCACTTGTTACAATAAAAATATCACTAATATGTGTAGACGCATCTTCGATAAAATATACAATCACGTCAAATAATTTATCGTCTAATGATAATGTTGTGTGCAATGTCTCATTTGCTTTATCTTTTAAATAATCAATAAAACCATCAACAGTGCTAGACTTCATAATATCACAAAGTTCCTTACTAAAGCTATCCCATATTTTTTCGTCATATTTAATCTTCATTTTTATTCCTCCTTTTCATAGTATCTTTTTTCCCAACAAGCATATAATTCACGTAGTCTGTTTTCTTCATTATCTCGCTCTACATCTGTAAAGTCTGATAACTCTAAATAGGCTGATATCCTACCCATTTGCATTATGAAAGCTACTAAAGCTTTATCATACTTCCCTAACTCAATGTCTTGTTTAAATGTGTCATAAAATAATTGATACTTTTCATTCATTATTTTTCCCTCCTTATATTTACTAGGTTTCCTTGTTTCTATAATTATAATACCACACGCCTGCTCGTTTGTCAAGTATTTTTTCGTGTTTTTTTTAATCAAAAGGGGACGTGGCCTCATTAGATCGGA